GTGGCGTAGTCTTGACGCTCAACCCCCCCATGTGTTGTCAGGAGCGATTGGCCATGTCACCCCGACCCATTGATCCGCGCTGCGCTGAGGCTGCGGCCCGCGCGTGGCTGGTTGCCAACCCGACGCAGGGCCCGAATGCGGCGGTCACGGCGCTTGCTCCTGACCTGCTCGGCATCGAGCGACGCAGGGCTCAGGAGTCGGTGTCTCGACTGCGGCGCAATCTGGTGGCCGAGGGCGTTTGCAAGCCGATCGGGCCCGGCCGCCAGCGGAGCGTGATGCCGCCCTCGCAGCCGCCGCCGCCCGACGCGATCGAGCGGGACCTGCTGGCCCTGTCCCCGGCCGAGTCGATCGCGTGGACGATCAAGCGGCTGCGCCGGACGCTCGACGAGGCCGACCCCGGTTCGGCTGCCTACGTGACCGCGGCGGGGCAGATGCAGAAGTGCCTCGACCGCTACCACGAGCTGCGCCGCGCCGAGGAGAAGCCCGCGCCCGGGCCGGCGGACCTGTCCCCCGCCGAGTGGCGCGAGCAGCTCGGCGCGTCGGCCCGCGAGCTGGTCGACGTCGACCTTGAGGTCTACGTCGCCGAGTGGCTCGGCCGGAAGCGGCTGCGGCTGGTGGCCCGGTCGGATGGGACGCTGGTGCTGGAGCGCGCATGACCTGCCCTCTCTTTGTCGAGTTGTGCGCTGGGACTGCGGCCCTGTCTTTGCGCTTGCATCGCCGCCACGCCCGGCCGCCCGTCTCTCGGATGGGCGCAAAGACCGGGTACGCAGATGCGCTGTTGCGCGTTCTTGGACTGATGCCCGGTCAAGGCGCGGCGCACTACCTCTGGTGCGAGCCGGACCCCGGCGTGCGGCTTCTGCTGGAGGCTTACCGTGACCCGGACCTCGCTCGGGAGGCGGCGTCGATCATCCGGTCATGGGCCGACGAAGAGCCCCGGGCGCTCTGGGAGCGCCTTCGGGCGGAGGGGCCGCCGCGGGGCGTGGAGGCCGGGGAGGTGGCGCGGTGGGCGCGGCTCACGACGGCCAACCGCCTGATCCCGGCGACCTGGGTAGATGGCCAGTGGCGCAACACGGGGGACGGCGGGAGCACCTTTGGCGGGGATGAGTTCTGCACCCCGGCCGTGGACCTTGCAGCGAAGTTCGAGGCGAGCGTCGGCGACATGCCGGCGACGGTGGAGGCCGACGCCCGGCGCGTGGACCCGCGGGAGGTGGCGCGGTGGGCGTGGGTCAATCGCCGGGCATGGAAGGGCGACCCGGAGCACGGCTACATGGACGCATGGGCCGCCAAGCCGGTAGCCGACCCGGCGCGGCAGGGCCATCGGTGGACGCCGGAACAGCCGGCGCCGCTCTTCGAGGTGCTTCCGGTGATGCCCGCCACCATCACCCCCGACGCCCGAGCCATCGAGCCCGGCCCCGACCTTCCGCCCGGGACGGTCGCCTACATGGACCCGCCCTACGTCAACACGACCGGCTACGGTCACGACCTCCCGCGCTCCGAGGTGGTGGCCCTTGCCCGGCGCTGGTCGGCGGCTGGGGCGATGGTCGCCATCTCGGAGGCTGAGCCGATCGGCGACCTGGTGGCCGAAGGCTGGCACGCCGTGCGGATTGACGGGGAGAGGATGGGCCAGAAGCGCACCTTCTCGAAGCAGCAGGCGGAATGGCTCACGCTGTCGCGTCCGCCGGCTTGGACTCCCTCCGAGCAGCGGGGCCTGTTCGGATGATCGACGCCTCAGCCATCGCCGCCCGGGCCGCGGTCCACGGCCGCGCGCCCGCGCACTGGACGAGGCCGCAGCTCGACCTGTTCGACAGCCCCTACCGGCTCACGGTCTGGTGGGGGGCGAACGGCATCGGCAAGTCGGTGGCGCTGGCCGAGGTGACGCGCCGGGCGCTGGGCGGGCTCCTGCCGTGGCAGACCAGCCGCAAGCGGACGGTCATGCTGGTGGGAAACACCTACAAGCAGCTCGGGGTGACGCTGGAGTATCTGTTCGGCATGGTCCCGCCGAGCTGGTTCGGGCCGCGCATCCGTTTCAACTCGGGCATGGTCCGAGGGCAGCGGATGCCGGTCTACGACGTGGTCGGCGGGCCGGGGGCTGGCAGCACTCTGGTCCTCGGTGTGTTCGACGCCGAGAACTTGGCCGGGCCGCGCGCCGAGGTCGTGGTGTCAGACGAGCCCCTGCCCGAGCCCGTCCACAACGAGCTGTGGCCTCGTCTGCTCGGGCGCGGGGGCCGGATGTACGTCGGCTTCACCCCGACCCTCGGCACCGCCGCGGACGTCCAGTACCTCTGGAAGCTCGTCGACGACCCGGCCCTGCCGCATGTCGGCGAGCTGCACACCCCGCTCACGCTCGACGCCGTGACCCCGCGTGGGGGCCTCGTCGACCTCCCCTGGCTGACGGCGCGCGACATCGCCGAGCACGAGGCCGGGCTGTCGGCGCTGGAGGCGGACATGCGGATGGGGCGGTCTCGGACGCCTCGGCGCGAGACGGCCTACTTCTCGTCGTGGGGCCCGCACTTGGTCCGCGACGAGGCCCCGCCTGTCGGGGCGGTGGTTGGCGTCGGGATCGACCACGGCCCGAAGCCGGGGACGCAGCGGGCGATCCTCGTCGCGTCTGCTCGCCGGGGGCTGCACGCGCACCTCTGGGTGCTCGACGAGTACGCGAGCACCGACCGGACAACCCCGCGAGGAGCGGCCCGGGGCGTGTTGGACATGTTGGCCCGGTCTGGCCTTGAGCCCGGCGACGTCGACCGGTGGATCGGCGACCGGGCGCACCACGGCGACCATCGAGGCGGGGCGATGAGCAACCGGGCCTTCTTGGAGGCGATGGCCTCGGAGTTGGGCATCCCGACCGAGCGCCGGGGATGGACCGAGCAACTACCCGAGGGACTGCGGCGCATCGCGACCCCGCGCAAGTACGAGGGCTCGGTCTGGGAGGGCTCTCTGATGCTGCACCGGCTGATGGTCGACGACCCGCCGCGGCTGACGGTGTCGACGCGCTGCTCGCTCCTGCACGCGGACCTCGCCGGGTGGCAGGGCTCGACCTCGCCCTCGGACCCCCACAAACACGGGCTCGACGGGCTGAGGTACATCGCGGTCCCGTTGCTTGAGGGCCGCGCTCGGTGATACCTTGCATGTGGGGGCGTCTATGATCTCGGTTCTCGGCTACGGCTACCAGCCCGCGGTGAAGCGCACCCCCCGCGAGGAGGCCGCGCTGCGCATCCGCATCCTGCGCGGGATGCACGTCGAGGATGTGCGAGTGCGGACGCGGCAGGAGATGGGCGACCGGGCGCGCGAGCTGGGCCCGGTCGACTTGAGCATGAACCCCCTGCGCTCCTACGTCGAGCGGCGGGGCACGGCGTACCGGACACCCCCGGCCGTCTTCGGGCTGCCCGAGGAGCTGGCTGTCGCGCTCGGCGACGCGTCGGCCCGGACGACGGTCGCGCGGTACGCTCGGATCGGGGCGCGGCCGATGCCGACGCGGATGTCGGCGGTCTCGGCCGAGGCGCTTCGGTACCGGCTGGCGGCGAACTGGGCCGGCACCTTGATCGGCTGGAGCGCGGCAAGCGAGCGCCCGTTCCTTGAGGCCCTGTCCCCGGAGCACTTGACCGTCGAGTATCTCTCGGACGACCCGACGGCCCCGACGGTCATCCGACATCGGCGGCTGCGGCGGCTCGGGCGCGATCTCGTCGAGGTCGAGGACCTCTACGACCTGTCGGACCTCGACGCGCCGGTCTTCGCTGTGCTCCGCGGCGAGCAGGACGTCACCGACGAGGCCCTCGGCGACCTTGCCGCTGACGCTCGCGCCTACCCCTGGCGGTACGCGGACGGTCGGCCCTTCCATCGGATCGTGATCTCGGGCGACCCTCGCGCGCCCTACGAGGGGATCGAGATCGTCGAGGGCTCGCTGAAGGTCTGCGCGCTCTACACCCACTGGGGCGCGGCCGTCAGAGATGCCGGCTGGCCGCAAAGGAACGCGATCGGCCTGGAGCTTGACGGCCTCGACACACGATCGGAGACCATGCAGGCTGGGATCTCGGTCGGCCCGGAGTCGGTGCTGCGCTGGCGGCACATCGACCCGGAGCGACCCGGGATGCTGCACCAGTTCGGCCCGGGCTTCGACCCCTTGCCCCTGCACACCGCGATCCGGCAGTATGCCGAGCAGCTCGTCTCGGCGATGGGGCTCCCGGTGTCGATGGCCGCGACGGGCGGCGAGCCGTCGGAGACCGAGCGCCGCGCGCTGGCCGAGGCCGTCGCGGCGACCTACCCGGACTGCCGCGCGCACGATGGCCTCGTCCTGCGGCGGGTCTCGGCGCTGATCAATCGAGAGACCGGCAGCACTCTGCCTGAGCAGGCCTACCCGGTCCTCTACGGCTTGGAGGTCGAGCAGGAGTTCGAGGCGGTGGCGGCCGGCGACGGCGATCGCGAGGACGCGCGGGCCGAGCTGGAGGGCGCCCGGTCTGCGCTGGAGGATGCGCTGGCTGGCGACGCGAGCCCTGGCGTCCTGCGGGCCGCGCTGGAGGCCGTCGTCGAGGCGATGGGAATGCTCGACTAATGCCGATCCGGCCGCCGCTTGGTGTCGCCCGGGCCGCCCAGCGGGGGCTCGACGTGCGCGCGGACAAGCCCCCGTCGCAGCGGGGCGGGACCGCGGTGGGTCTGGCGCGAGCGCGGGACCTGGCCAACCGGCGCACCCTGAGCCTCGACACGATCCTGCGGATGCTGCGCTACTTCGCCCGGCACTACGTCGATCGCGAGGGCGCGACGTGGGGCGAGCAGGGCCCTGGCTGGCAAGCGTGGCAGCTCTGGGGCGGCGACCCTGGTGTGCGCTGGGCCCTGTCCGTGGCGCGGCGCGAGGCCCCGGAGTGGTACGCGCGGTTCGTCCGGTCGCCGACGGGTGGCCGGCTGTTGCGAGAGTTCACTGAGAGAGGAGGGTAGGTGATGAGTGACGATCTGATCGAGAAGATCAAGGCGGCGCTGTCGGGAACGCGGCAGACCGAGGCCGATGACGACGACGAGCCCAGCGGCAACAAGGTACCGGTCGACCGGTTCCGGGCGGTCGTGCGCGAGAAGAACGAGATCAAGCGCCAGCTCGCGGACCTCGCGAGCGCGGTGGAGGCCGAGCGCAAGACCGCGGCGAAGTCGATCGAGGAGGTCAAGGCCGCGGCGGCGCGCGAGGTTGCGAGCCTCGCGGCGCAGCATCAGGAGCACCTGGCGGCGCGTGACCTGGGCTTCGACGAGGATGGCCTCGTCGCGCTTCGGACGGCCTTCCAGCGACTGCCCGAGCAGGGACGTCCAAAGTCGGCGGTCGAGTGGTGGCGCTCGGTCTCGGCGGACGACAAGGCGCGCGAGACGCTCCCGAAGACGCTCCAGGCCTACATCCCCGCACCGAAAGACGAGGCCCCGGCACCGAAGACCCGGTCGGCAGGTCTGGACACGGGGGCCCGGTCGGCCTCGACCAAGACCAAGATCGAGGACGTCACGGGGGCTAAGAGCATGGCAGACCTTGCCAAGCTCCTCGGCGCACGGTAGCATCGGGGGACATTCTAGGCCGCGGGTCGCTCCGTCATCAGCGTAGGCCACCATCCGAGCTTTTTGGAGGTCTACCGTGGGCGATCCGATCCGTACTGGCACCACTCCGATGTCCGACATTCTCGTCGCGGCGATCACCCGTTCGATCGGGCTGACGCTGGGCGATCGCAGCGGGGGCGGCCTGCTCGCTAACCCCGTCCTCGCCTCTCAGTTCCTGGGCGCGACCCGTCTCGGCGCCGCCCTCGGCACCAAGATGGTCGATGTCGGCTGGGGCCTGAACAAGTTCACGGCGACGAGCCAGGGCTCTGACTTCACTGTCGAGACCCTCAGCTCGGCCGCCGCGACCGTCACCCCGGCGCGCCGCGGCATGGCGCGTCAGGTCTCCGACATGGCCCGCGCGCTGCAGTCGATGGACGAGCTGGCCTTCGTGCAGTTCGTGACCGATCAGACGATCGCCTGGCAGCAGTCGGTCGTCTCCCTGATCGCCTCCCTGTTCCCGAGCTTCTCGGCGAGCGGCGGCGTGTCCGGCGGCACCGCGACCTGGGCCTCGATCCTGAGCGCCTACCAGACCCTCGGCATCGCCAACTCGGCCGGCCCCTACGTCCTCGTCCTGCGGCCGAAGGACTGGGCCAACGTGGCCTCCGACGCCTTCGCTCTCGGCGGTCGCGTGCAGATGCAGGCCGAGACCGACGGATACCTGAACACGGTCAACCCCGGGTTCAAGGGGCAATACCTCAACGGCAACCTCTGGGTCTACACCTCCAGCGAGCTGCCGACCTCGGCTGGCGACACGGTCTGCGGCATGTTCGGGCCCGAAGCCCTCGCCTGGGACGCCTTCATGCCTGAGCCCAGCCCGGCGACGCAGGTGCTGCTCTGGACGCCCTTGTACGGCGTCGAGATCAACCGCGACTCGCTCAAGAGCGAGGATCAGGTCGTCGGCTCGACGCACCTCGGCGCGTCCATCCGGCAGAACGCGGGCGGCATCAAGCTCCTGTTCGCGACCTGATCTGATCCCACCCGGTACACGTCGAGGAGGACGTCATGCCGATCCCCGGAAAGTCCGCTACTCCCTCTGGCCCTGTCGCTGCGCCGCTGGGTGCCCGTCCTGCATCGTCCCCCGTGACGGTGCTCGGCGGTCTGCCCGAGGTCGCGCGCGGGGACCAGTATCCCCCGCTCCCTGAGACCCCGATCTTCGCCTACTTCGCCGACCCCACTTCGGTGACGTTCGTCGACGGTGAAGCCCTGTACCTGCCGATCAAGGTGGGCTTCGAGGCGGGCATCCAGGGCGTGCGGGATGCGTCGATGCTCGCGGCATCGATCGAGTACGAGCAGCGGACTAACCGGCGCATGATGATCCCCCTCGACTCGCGGGTGATCGCGTTCGGCGCCGAGCACGGCGGGTATGTCCAGCGGATCGAGCTGGCCCCCGATCGGCGCGGCAAGCCCCGGCACCATCACGCGGACGTCTGGACCCGCTATGACGTCGTCGGCGCAGAGGCGATCCCGACCTTCGACGCCGAGGGCTTCATCGCGTTCCGCCGCAGCCTTGTCGACATCTTGGGCCCTGTCCATCCGGGCGTGATCCAGGCCACGCGGTCGAAGACTCTCCAGCTCGCCGAGGCGCATCGCCGCATCGGCCACGCGTCCCCGGGGATGGCCCGGATCGCAGACTCTATCGAGGCGCAGCTCGCGCCCCGCACCTGATCTCGTCCCTCCACCGGAGAGTGTCCGATGCCCGTCGCCTCTGCTGCCGTCTATGAAGTCCTGCGCCGCGCTCTCGTTGGCGTCGGCGTCATCATCCGCCCGAGCGGGACCACTGCGCTGACGGCGGCCCCGTCGATCACGGCCGGGTCTGGCGCGGCCTCCGAGGCCGAGCCCAATGGGAGCGTGTACCTGCGGACCAATGGCGACCTCGTCCAGCGCATCTCGGGCGCGTGGTCGGTCGTCCTCTCTGGCGGCCGCGCCGCCCGCGTCGCGGCGCCCTTCAAGTCGACGTTGCAGACCGGCACCGGCTCGGCGCAGAACGTGGCGCACGGACTGGGTGTCACCCCGTCGCTCGTCGTGGTCGTCCCCTACGACCTGACCGGCGGCGCCTACGTCGTCAGCGAGGGCACCCACACGAGCACGAACGTCGTTCTGACCGTCACGAACGGCGAGAAGTTCGTCGTGATCGCCTACGCATGACGATCCGCGCCGCGACCTTTGCCTTCGGGCGGCCGATCCCGTACCTCCTCCAGCGAGGGGCTACGCAGACGATCGACTGCCCGGTGCGCTACGGGGCCGGCGGCGCGCTTGTCGCCCCGACGGGCGGGACGTACTCCGTCCTGCGACCGGGCGGGACAGCCTTGGTCTCGGCGGCACCGGTTACGCCTTCCTCCTCGATCGCGACCGGGACGGTCACCCCGTCTGCCGCCGAGACTCTCGGCTCGGGCTGGACTGTTGAGTGGGCCCTGTCGATCGGGGGCCTGAGCTACCCGGTCCGCATCGAGGCCTATCTCTGCGACTGGGTCCCGCTCAACCCGGTCTCGGAGGCCGACCTGTACCTGCGCTTGCCCGAGCTGCGGCATCGGGTGCCGCAGAGCCAGGGCGAGCGCGGGACCGGCGAGGGCTGGCAGCCGCAGATCGAC